TGCCTCAAATTTTGGCTGATCAATAACTTCAACGTGACATTCAGTTTGAGGCCGTAAGATTTGCTTGGCGATTTTTTGAGCTTGTAATTTGTCCATTAGTCCTCCCAATGCGACGGTCTCTCGATTGCCATCACATCTGCGATTTTTCGTAACGCGGCTTCATAGCCTTTCAGGTACTCGTCAGACCCTGCCGGCCGAGAGTGATCTTGTATCCATTTTGCAATACCACCAACGAGTAGCGGAATTGTTCGCCATGCGACTGGTGGTTCAACAATATTGTCCCAAACCATGTCCCACCAATTGTTCTCCGAGTACATCAAGATTTGTATATGGCTGTGTTCGTCCACTGCCAAGTATTTGCCTTCTTCGGCAGGACAGTTCGGCCAATAGACCCAGGTTGGATGTTCAATCAATAAAGTATCGAGACTTTCCAACAAAAACTTTTCAGTCGTCAATAGATCGATCAGAAGGGGTTTCCTGTCTTCTACAGAAAAAAACTCAACTTGGTTTAAAGCTGTAAAAATAGTTAGCGGATCCGCTTTTGTGTCGGCCAAGCTATCTAATAAGTTCAGCACCTCCAGGTACTCACTTTTGATACTGTTCAGAGCTTTTTGTGGTGTCACTGTGGCTGTAGCTAGTGTTCGCAACAACAGTCTTACAATCTTGTTCATTCTTCTTCTCCTGTATAGTAAGCTGCAATTTTGTTCAGCCCATCCGGATCGCCCAGCAGGTCGCTGTCATTAAACTCACAATCATCACCCGGTGTCAGTGGGCCAAAGAGTAAATCTTTTGCTTGCTTTTCCGTGATTATTCCCTGGTCATAGACATTTGTTACCATCGCCAAACGTAGCTTGCGGCCCATTTCCTCATAAAATACCGATTGGGCAAGTTCAAATATCGCCCTTGTAGCTTCTTTTTTAGTCAGTAGTTTCATTTTCATCCTCGATTTCTACCAGCCAACAGCTATGTATACAGCCATCGCCCGGCTTGTGCATTTCACCGGGTAAAGGAGTCAGTCTTGCTGCAAGACTGATTTCTTTGGCGGCATTTTCGGCTGCGCCCCAGGCCGCTGCTGCCCGTGGATGCGTAGAGAGAATGTTGTGTTGTCCTCCACAATCATCTGTATACACTACATTGTACTCTAGACGAATCCTCTCTACGTACCACGCTTTTTTCATACTAGCCCTCCTTTCTCTCATAGTTGGCGATCTTTTCTTCGCCGGTCAGTCGTAAAGTCTCGACTATGCTGGCATCTATTTGCGCATCCAGCTCTTTGTAGGTTTCCCCCAGGATGGTTCTGAGCAATACTTTGCCCTCTTTGTGGCCTGCAGAGAGTACGATCTTTTTCTTCATAGCAGCAGCCATCCATGCTTTCTTGGTTTCCCTGATCATCATGTTGATCACTTCCTGGCGGTCACCTCCAGAACAAATAGCAAATACCTTTTCCAAAATAGCCGGATCGGGTTTGCCGTCGTGAGTGAAGGTGATCGGAAATGTCTTCCCGCCAAACAAGTTGTATCGGTCTTTCGCCAAGTACCGAACACCCTCGATTACGGTTTCTTTGGTGATCAGAGAAATCGTGCTATCATTCTTCTGCACCAGGTGCAGGATAACATCAAAGTAGCCCAGCATTTGAGTGCGCATTGCGCCTACCAAGCGCAAGGTGGAAAATGGGATTTGTTCTCCGGCTTGTTCTTCGCCTGTGTTTTGTAAGGAAGAGTGGCAAACCACAATATTGCTGGCATTCGTTCTTCGGATTGTGTAGATCACATGCTCCATAGCCGTTTTTAGTGTGGTGTAATATGACCACTTGTTTCGTGGGTCACGCGGCGTTTTTACTCCCAGCATGTCCTGCATAGTGCTGATTGTATCTATTACCACTGTCTTGAACTGGAACGAATACTGTTCGCCATCGATCATGGTCATGTATTCCAATGCCCCATTTTCTTGTGGCCGTAATTTTGCGACGCCTTCCAGCATAGCCACCGTCTTGTCATAGCCCGCCACATCCATAGAGGGTTCAAATCTCATTACCCCGGTGGTCGTAGCTCCTTGATCAATGTCTACGATAAGCGGCATTGGCGCGGTACTTGCCAGCCTGGTTTTTCCAACACCTGGGGCACCAATGATCATGATGCTGATGTATTTTTTGGTCTGATCTTCTGGTTTCTTGAACATTGTTTTTTTTCCTATCTACCCGTTCTACGAGGGCGAAAAGTAACCTGATAGGTGACAAAACTGCTATAGTCTATCCACCAATCGTTACCCGGTTCGTATGAGGCTATCAAACTGCCCCGCTCAATTGCTTTTATAAGTGTGTTACTCGTAACCTGTCGTTTGCATCGCATACTCAAGATCATAGCAGCGGCTTTGGTTGTCAAGCCACCCCGGATTCTTGCCGGTGCGGTCAAATTCTCGAGGGTCAGTGGGGCTACTTGGTAATCTGTTTTTTCCCACATGGCCTGTCTTGTTTTATCCAACTTGTAATCAGTATCGTCCTCATGACGAATACCAACCACAATTTTGCGATTTTTTACTTGACCAATAAGTTTTATATACACTTGTCCTCCTTTGTTAAACTAGGCGGTAGATCCACTTTTACAGAGAGCAGATTTAATTGCTCTCTGATATAAGCTCTGATCTCAGCAGGCGATTGTTTCCAGGAAGTGGCTAACCTGACTATCAGGTTAGCTACAAACTCATCACGCGCGCCGGCGTGGGCGCGGTCGTGGCATGTCGCGTGTACTGGTACGCAGTTCCAGACCTCATTGATTGTCACGCCATAGTTGCGCGGTACAATCAAATGATGCATTTGTGGAGGACTATAACAAAGTCCTCCACAAACACACCGGACCAAGCTAGTTGCGGGGTCACGCCACAAGTCGTACATATCAGCCTTATTTTGTCGGTATGGTGGCATTCTTTGCCTCCTCAATCAACCACGCAAAGCAAGTATGTCGTCGGACACGCGCTTCATTTTGGATGTGCTGATCAAGTGCGTCTCCAGCCGATATGACCATCACGTACTCTTGTCCTCTTGTGATGGCAGTATAGACCAACTGCCGGGTCATAAAATCCGGGAAGGAGTGCGGTATGAATACTAACACATACGGGTACTCACTGCCTTGTGACTTGTGGACCGTCAGGGCATAGGCCGGCGCAACCTCATGTGCATCGTATCGGGTATACTCGATCCGTTTACCACGACCAAAGTTGATTGTAAATGCGGACGGTGGCCCATTACCATTTTCATCTAGATCAAAGACATGTTTTTCTGATGAAAATGCTTTTTGTTCTTCATCACTGGATATACGTTCAATGTACCCTGTCTCCCCATTCATCACAGGCCCACCCACAATTTCGTAATTGTTACGCAAGTGGATCACTCGGTCACCATTTCTAAGATGAATGCCAGACAGCGGGTATTGTCCGGGATTGTAGCGCTGTTGGCAAGCAATATTTAGTTCTTGCTGGCCCCACGGTCGTCTGTTGACTGTGGTTAGCAGTTGGATGTCATCAAGCCCAAGTTTGTATTTGGTCATGATTTTATCCATGTATCTTAAACATGCGGCCAGTCCTGCATTGCTCCCAACACGGCCGATTTTGAAATCAGCATAGTCGTCATTGAATGACTCAGGCGGAACAATGCCCTGGTTGATCAGTTGCGCAGCGTGCGCGATCCCAGAGTCTTGGCCTTGTCGGTGGAGCTGGGTCAACGTCGCAGTCGGTATGCCGGCCTTGATTAGCTCAAAGAGGGTGTCGCCCGGCCCAACGCTGGGAAGCTGGTTCACATCGCCAACAAAGATAATATGCTTTCCCTTTTTTGCCGATTCAATCACGGCTAGAAAAAGCTTTTGATCTACCATGCTTGTTTCATCTACGACAACCAATTCAGTTGCAAACGAGTATCTAGCGCTGCCGTCGCTGTTTATTCCCAGCGCCCGATGAATGGTTGAGGCGTCCAGCCCGGTGACTTCTTCCATGCGGATTGCCGCTTTGCCGGTCGGGGCTACCTGGGTTACGCTCAAGCCCTTCCCGCGAAAGGCGGCAGCGATCAACTTTACCACCGTAGTCTTGCCAGTGCCGGGGCCACCGGTGATGATGCTTACCGGGTTTTCAAAGACCATCTGGACTGCCGCTTTTTGATCGTCAGATAATTCAAAGTCGATCATCTGAGGTAGTATCTTTTCTACTTCTTCCCAGGTTGGTGCTTTGGGGTGGCGGGTAGCGGATAGAAGATCCGCCAATCGTGCAGCAGCTTTTTGTTCTATCTCAAAGACCTGGTGCAAATAGACGTGTCCACGGTATAGTGCCAGCCCTTCCGCCTGGGTGTAATTTGTACGCACATGATCTGAAAAAATTCGCGCATTACCGGGCTTTGCTAACGATACAACCTCTTCCAAAAGCATCGTCTCCGGGTAGCAGGTGTGGCCTCGGTTCATTTGCTGTCGCAAGATTTCACGCGCTGCAGCGCTGGCCCTCTGTTGAGAATCGTGGCCGATGGGCGGCTTACCCGGCCATTCCATTTTTGCGATCTCGTCTGCCTTGCGCCAGCTTATTCCACGTACCACAGTAAGCTGGTACGGCCTCTCCCGCATTATCTTGGGCAGGTTCCCGCCGAAATGTAGGTGTAGCTTTTTCGCCATCTTGAGAGATAGTCCGACGCGCACACATTCCATCGCGCTCTTGGCCCAATCGCGCTGACTGCGCCACGAATCAGTAATCCATTCGGCGACTGTTGGGCCAATGCCGTGTACATCGCACAAAATGCGCTGTGCAGCGTCTACTTCTTCCAACGTGCCGTCAACGGCCTGGTCTAGGGTAGGGATGGTGCGGCTGCCCAGGTCCTTGACCAATTCTCGCGCCTTTTGTGGGCCAATGCCGGTCAAGAACCCAGAGCTAAGCAGTGCTTCCAGAGCGTTGACGCTAGAAGCATAACGGATTTCTGCTACTCTAAACTGGCGCTCCTTGTATTTGGTGTTGTTTTGCCATTCGCCAAGTAGTTCTACTTTGGTATCAAGTGATAAGAAAAGGGCGTTTCCGACACAAGTCTGTTTGTTATCTAAGACCAAGACAAAAAAGCCATCCTGTTCCATATTGTGGTACCGGATTTGGGTTATTGTTCCGCTGATTGTTTCCATTTCTGCTCTCCGATGATTTTTCCGATTATATACGGTGTGGTGGCATATTGTTTTGCCAATAGTTTTTGAGTTACGTATTCATCACGCCATTGTAGGAAGATGGTATATCTTTCTTTTTCAGAAAAACGTGTTGATCGTTTTTTACGGCGAGGACATAAGGTCAGTAACAGTTTTCGCCTTGTAGTTTTATCCATAGCGGCAAGTTCGTGGACGCGCTCTTCGTCAACGAATAACCGTTGATGCCCCCTGGGGCCCATACGCTTTTCACTTTTTAGAGCTCCGTCTTTTACCCACACACGTATGGTGGATGTAGCGATCTTTTGGAAGTCATTTATCCATTTCAAAATGTAGTTGCCCACCTTTCCGGTTGCTTTTCTTTTTTCTTTCAGGGTATATCGTACAACGGTAGATTTGCTCTGGGAAATAGCGAATAAATGTTTCTTCTCTGCCCCCAAAGCGAACTAGCACAGTGTCATGTGAGATAACTTGTACAATAGTTCCTCTCATACTGAAATTGTTGCTTGTTACCTGAACAGCTTGCTTTTCAGTGATTGGTTCAAGTGTATCTAGCTGATATCTCTGTCCGTTTGTACGATATACCATTTACATTCCCTCCAAAATGAACATGCCTTCCATTCCGGCAACGATGTTGGAGTGCTGGGCCACTACCCAGTCATGTAACTCGGATAGTCGGGCTGCAGCAGCAGCTTGTTTTACTGCTGCTGCAACGGCCACATTGGGCTGTGGGTCGCAGCAGTTCCCCATCGGTCAGATCATTGGCTGAGGTGATCGGTCGGCCTGTAACGTAGGAAAGAAAATTCAGCCGGGTTGCTCGAAAACAATACTCGCGCAGTTTGGTACGAGAGATCTTTTGTTCCTTCAAAAATGTCTTGATCTCTTGCTCCTTTTCACCTAGCCATGCTGACCGGCTCGAGCAAGATGGGCGAAAAAATATCTCGATCATCAACTGTTGTTCGGTGGCTTGTTTCCATCCGAGTTGGTTGAAATACGTCACTGCCGGCGCGGTACCTAGCTGTCTGAAATACCGTCCTATGATTCCAACCGTCTTTTTTCTGTTGGTCAACAAAACCGGTGTTTTGTTGACCGACAATTCTTCACGTAACAAGTCTATTTGTTCCATCTTTCACCTCATGCGTCACAGTAACCCGATTCGCACAAAAAGAATGTGCGTTGATACTCACTGAATTGTCTTTCTTTTTTTGCAGCATACTCTAGATCAGCCTCGACCAATGGCTCTCCTTCACGCCAGACAAACAGTTCGTCGGCGGTAGATCCATCGCGTTCGGCCAATGGATTGTTGCGGTTTTGTTCGTCAAAAGCAAGCGCATCTTGCCACTCATGTGGCGCATCTTCGCGCATTTTAATCCACTCACTGGCTTTGCGATAGGGGCAGCCTATGCAAGCGGACTTTGGCGGTGCCGGCAGCCCCTGTTTTTTGAACCAGTCTGGAAGAGCGTTGCGCTCAATCGCCATCTCTAGCAGCGGCCAGCGATGCTTGATGAATTGAACAGGACTTTTATTTGCCCTGGTTTTTTCATCTGTGGTTATTCCTAACCACAACTCGACGCTGTCTTTTTTTGGATGTGGTGGTAAGGAACAGTGGAAGCCCATCAACTCGCGGATCAGTCGTTTTATTGGTCTAACTTTAAACTCACGAGTACACTGTCTTCCTAAAGGGCCACCATCATTTGTCCATAAAGGCATGTGAATGTGCGCGGTGGCCCCCAGGTGCCGGATATTTCCTATGGTCACGACATGGATTTCCATGCCGCGTTCCTCAAGCCACCTTGTGTACCATTCGCGGCTGTCCACAGTTTCTTGTCGTTCCCACTGTGTGTCGGCGTGAATGATAGCGTTGAGTGGCGGCAATATTCCCAGCATCGACATAACGGCCAATGCTGTGGATTGCAGCCCACATCCCCATGACAATACTCTAAACATCATCTATTTAAACCTCGAACTCATCTTCCCAGGTTTCCTCAAAAGCCTGACCTGGTTCCCAGTTGCCGTTTCTTTTTGTGGCAATGATGTCTCGGCCTTCACGAGTCAGATCATACTCGGCCCAACAGAGAGCCCGGTGAGAACAATAAGCACACGCGGTCTCTAGCTTTTTGGTTGGAAGGGGTACGTCGTACCCATACACATTGCCTTTCTTGTTTGTGCGGGCAGCATAGGGGCCACTTGCTGGCACGTTCTTTTTGCCTTTCACAAAGAAAGTCTGTGGCATCAGATCATATTTGCGGGGAAATTCTTCTTCACTGTAAGCGGCCAGGATGCTTTCGATTTCTTTAATCACTGGGCTAACATAGTCTGTTTGCAAGATGATCAATTCTTCGTACATTATCCCATTGTTTTTGTTGATCGCGATCAAGACCGCGTGATTGGTGTGCATCGCGGTCATTTCCAACTGTACTTGTTTGTAGTATTGTGGTTTTGAGGTATACAGTCCCCTATCAACCAGGTCCTTGAAAGACCAGTTGTTCAAGGATTTGTACTCGATGACAATCTTTTTAGCCGGTTGAGTACCAAAGTGATCGCTGAAAGTTTCTTGCTGCTCTGGAGTGAGCCATAATACCCCGTCTGGGCGAACAGTCACTTGCCCATCACAGATTGTACCTTTTCCAGCAGTGATCTCGAATCCAGCCATCACCATCGCCGTATTCATCATGACCTCGTGCATATTGCCCGATACAAAAATACCATAAACGTGGGCATCTGGGGGATTGCTTGCGGGGATGTTGAACCGCTTGTAGGCCATCTGCCGCTGGCAGTTGCCATAAGGTGTAAACTTGGTGCAGTGGGCCGTCTGGTAGTAGCCAGAGTCCAATGCACTCGCCTGACTAAAAGCCATTGAGGCTGCTTGAGTAGCCAGTTGGGAGTAGTAATCGATTTGTGCCTGTGGATTACTATTGAACGTTTCTAGGTGCTTTTTTATTGCGTCGATAAACATCTGTTTTCCTTTCAAAATAACTGTTGTCGTCTTGTGATGATTATATCACACTTGCAAGCCGTTTGCAAGTTAAAAATTTAGGTCTTCTGTATACAGCTCTACATCGCAAAAGCGGCTCTACATCGCAAAAGCGGGTAGCCTTTGGCCGGAAGAAGGCGGCGACCATCCCGGTATCGCCATTGCGGTGCTTGGCAACGATGATTTCTGCGATGTTGGGTTGATCTGAAGCGGTGTTGTAATAGTCATCTCGGTAGATGAACAGTACGATGTCGCCGTCTTGTTCTATGCTTCCACTTTCGCGCAAGTCTGAGAGAATGGGTCGTTTATCATTGCGTTGCTCTACCGCACGCGAAAGCTGTGAGATCAAGATAATCGGTATTCCTAGCTCGCGGGCCAGGTTTTTGATCTCACGCGAAATGATACTGATCTCCTGCACCCGGTTG